TAAATTACAAAAAGAATTAGCAGAAGATGAAGGTTGCAAGTATGAAATTTACAATGATCATTTGGGGTATGCGACTTTTGGGATTGGGCATTTGGTTACTGATTCTGATTTAGAACATGGGCAAGAAATTGGAACAGAAGTGTCTAAAGAAAGAGTTGATGAGTGTTTTGAAGCTGACATTGCTATAACCATAGAAGACTGCAATATATTATACAGTAATTTCAATGATATACCTGAAGAAGCTCAACTAGTACTTGCAAATATGATGTTTAATCTTGGTCGTCCTCGCTTGTCTAAATTTGTTAACTTAAAATTAGCTGTAGACTCTGAAGACTGGATGGAGGCATCTGTGCAAATGATGGACTCGAAATGGGCAAGGCAAGTACCTAATCGTGCAGAAAGACTTTGTAGTAGAATGGAGAAGTTATCTTGGCTATTCAAGCAATAAAATTAAAACCTGGGATTAATCGTGAAGGCACTAGATACACTACAGAAGGTGGATATTACGATGGAGATAAGATACGATTTAGACAGGGCACACCAGAAAAAATAGGTGGATGGACACGTATATCTGCGTCTACGTTTCAAGGTGTATGCAGATCACTACATAACTGGGTAACTTTGGGAGGTCAGAACCTCATAGGCGTAGGCACACATTTAAAGTTTTTTATAGAAAACGTGGGTAATTATAACGATATTACACCGTTGCGTGCTACTGTATCATTAAGTAATCCTTTTGCTACTACTTCTGGGTCCACCACTGTAACAGTTACAGATGCAAATGGCGGATACAAGAATGGAGATTTTGTAACATTCAGCAGTGCTACTGCTGTGGGTGGTCTTACTCTAAATGGTGAGTTCCAGATAAGTTTAGGTAGCTTAACCGCTGCAAACACATACACTATAACAGCTTCGTCAGCTGCATCTTCTAGTGCTACAGGTGGAGGTACAGTATCAGCAGCATATCAAATTAATTCAGGCAATGCGTTTGCTACATTATTAAGTGGTTGGGGAGCATCATCTTGGGGTTCTGGAGCTTGGAACGTAGGTGAGTCATCAACTGCACCTGTGCGATTCTTTACACAATCTAACTTCGGTGAGGATTTAATATTTGGTCACGAAGGAGGGCGTTTATATTATTGGGATGCCACTAACGGAGTAGGAACTCGTGCTGTAGAGCTATCTAGTCTTAGTGGGGCATCTGATGTACCAGTAGTGCAAAATCTTATTCTTGTGTCAGATATTAGCAGGTTTGTATTTTGTTTTGGTACAAACCCTATAGGTAGTTCTACTTTAGATCCTACGTTGCTTAGATGGTCTGACCAAGAAGATGCAACTAACTGGACTCCATCTGCTACTAATCAGGCAGGCAGTCTTAGATTATCTCGTGGTACTAAAATTATATCTGCTACTACAGCCAGACAAGAGGTTCTTGTATGGACAGACTCTTCCCTATATTCACTGCAGTACGTAGGTGCACCTGCAGTATGGACTGCAACACTCGTTGGAGAAAATATATCTATATCTTCACAAAATGCAGTAGCTTATGCTAACGGTGTAGCTTATTGGATGGGTAAAGATAAATTTTACATATACGATGGTCGTACTCAAACACTAAAATGTGATGTGCGTAAGTATGTATTTAACGATCTTGATACAAATCAGTTTGCACAGGTAGTTGCAGGCACAAACGAAGGATTTCACGAAATATGGTGGTTTTACTGTTCTTCTGGGTCTACTACCATAGACAGATATGTAATATATAACTACTTAGAGAAAATATGGTATTATGGCACGCTAGCCCGTACAGCATGGCTTGATTCTGGATTACGTGATAAGCCGTTAGCAGCAACATATGATTTAAATCTTGTAGATCATGAAGAAGGCATAGATGACAATGCTGGATCTAGTGCAGCAGCAATAACAGCATATGTTGAGTCCTCTGATTTTGATATAGGAGATGGTGATAGATTTTCATTAGTTAATCGTGTGGTGCCTGATGCGTCTTTTGATGGTTCTACAGCTGATAGTCCTGTTGCAACAATGACTTTACATGCGTTAAGTGGGTCTGGGTCTGGGCGTAACTCACCTGCTTCAGAGGGTGGGTCCAGTAATGCGACTATAACACGCTCAGCAACGTCTCCTGTTGAAGTGTTTACAGACTTAATAAACATACGAGTGAGAGGACGACAGCTATCCATGCGTTTTGAATCCTCTGCTACGGGTGTCACATGGCAATTAGGCACACCAAGATTAGATATTCGACCTGATGGGAGGCGTTAATGACTATAGATGCTACAAGATATGGTGTAGGTTTCCGTGCTCCAGCACTACCTTATCCACCTGCAGAATACGATCAACAATCACAAGAGCTATTTAATAACGTACTGCGTTTATATTTTAATCAATTAGATACAGCTTTGAGAAATGCAATTATATCCGATAGAGCTGAAGCATCGGGGTGGTTTTTAAGCTAATGCCTAATGTATATAAAAATGCAAAGAAAGATTTATCCAGCACTAGTGTAACAACACTATATACTGCTCCTGCATTGACTACAGCAATAGTAAAATCAATACTTGTATCCGAAGATTCTGGCAATGCAGATACAATAACTTTGACAATAACAGATGCAGAGTCTTCTCCTGCTACGTTTAGCTTATTTAAAACAAAATCCATAAGTGCTAACGGTACCACAGAACTACTTACTGCACCTTTAGTTGTAGAAACTGGAGAGATACTTAAAGTAACCGCTGCTACAGCTAACAGACTACACGTCGTCGCTAGTATATTAGAGGTGTCGTAGTGCAGATTGTAGATAGTAACAAAAAGAAACTTGATATACATACTATAATGATTATGGCTATAGATAATTTAGATATTGGAGATAAATCTTTAAAACAAGTGCTAGCTAGCATAGTAACAGAAGCACAAAGGGAAACTTGCGAGGTTGTTAACGTAGGTAACACTGTGTTTATAGGGCACAGAGGTGAAGGCAAAAACAAGACTAAGATGGTAGGTAGACCTCTTAACGTAGACACAGGCAGGAATTATATAAAAAACATATTAAAGTACATGGCATATATACAAGGACAAGGTATAACACATTACAGCACACAGTTTGAAGGTGAAGCTTTGCTACCTGCTATGCGTGTTATACATAAAAGATTGCAAGATACTGATACAAATTTTGCTGTTGGTAAGACTAAAGATGGTAAATATGCAGTGTTAATAAAGTTTGGTGAAGAACCACTTAGTGAGAGGTTTTAATGGGAGCTATAATTGACCCTATTAAAGATATAGTTGACGATGTTATTGACGTTATAAAAGACGTTGGTGATTTTGTGCAAGATGACATTGTGATACCAGTTGTTGATGCTGTAGAAGATACCGCAAAAGCTATAGCTGATGATCCTGTACGTTCTATAGCCTATATAGCAGCTGCATCGGGTCCTTGGGCAGTATGGGCAGTACCTCTAGTAGCAGCCGCAGACACAGCAGAACAAGGTGGTGATGTAGGAGATATACTTGAAGCAGCAGCAAAAGCATACGTAGTAAATCAAATTGCTCCTAAAGTTGGTAATACTGCTGGTACCTATGTAGCTGGTGCTACAGGAAGCACTACAGCGGCGGCAATCGCTGCAGGAGCCACGACACGAGCTACATCAGCTATTGTGTTAGGACAAGACCCAGTACAAGCTGCGTTAACAGGTGGAGTGCAGGCAGGTGTAAGCGCAGGTATGGCACAAGTGCGACAAAATGTAGCTCCTAGCCTACCTGATAGTGAGTTTATGGGATCTGACAGCACAACAGGAGCGGCTCCAAATTTAGAACCTATACCCGAAGCAGTATTTAAAGTAGTAGAAGCTCAATTAGCTGCCACATTGACGGGACAAGATGGCGCAATTAGTCAAGAAGTTATGGCTAACGCTATATTGCAGGCAACAGTAACTACTGAAACAATGAAACAATTCTTAAATGAAGCAGATTATACACTAAGTGACGGACAACTTGCTGCATTAACTAATGGTGTTGTTAAAACAACTTCAGCAGCAATAAACGGAGGTGATATATCACAAGCTGCATTGAAATCAATCGCTGAATACGGGGCTAAAGAGCTACTTAGAACTTTTGATGAAGAAGGTCGAAATGTTATTGATAAAATAACAGGAGATTATGCAGAGACAGAGAAAAAAGCAGGTGAAGTAGACTACATAGCTGAAGAATATGAAGCTGCAGTAGCGCAGTATAACAGTGTACGTGAAGAAATGATACCACGCTTTGATGAGCGTGCTAGATTAAAAGCAGAGATGGATCAAGCTAAGATTGATTTTGAAGCTTCTCCGTCTCAACCATCGTCCGATGCCTATAACAACAAAATAAGAGCTTATAACGAATTTTCAACAGAACTAGATAAAGACTATGAAGAGAAGTATACTCCTTTACTTGAGGAATATAAAACCAATGTAGATAATCTTATAGGTCAATACAATACAGCTAATGCCGAATATACGGAATTAGCAGACGGACTAATACAAAATGCAGATCAACTAGACGAGGTGCTTAAACCTACCTACGATGCAACAAACAAAGCATTTGTAGAAGGTATGACTGGCGGCGATTTTGATCCTGAAGCGTATATTAAATTAAACGGATTAGAAGATGCGGGTGAAACAGGTGAAGAGATTGATCCATTTTATCACTGGCTTACCACAGGAAAAGAACAGGCATTACCCGTAAACAAAGAACAATATGATAATGAATTTTCAGAAGCAGCAGATAATTTAGTTAGTAACGCTTTAGAGTATGCTGGATTAACCACTGCGCATATGTCTGAAAATCAAATGAAATTAATTAAAGATAAAATAATTAGCGACCATGCAGGAGATTTATCTAGTTTAAAAAATGCAGATGTAGATGCTTTTGGGCAGTTTGTTGGAGATCAATATATAACAGAACAAGAAATTAAAAGTGATGTACTTTTTTCTAAAGAACAAGACGGAAAAATATCTTCAGAAGCATTAAATAACTCTACAAAACAAAGTATCGACTATAATAAAAATAATGTAACCGACGAAGATATTGCTAACAATAAAGCTGTTTTAAAATTTAATCATGGCACTGGGCTTATAAATTGGGAAGATATTGGCGGGTTACAAATTCCTAAATGGAATGATAAATATGGCGCTTTGACCATAGAAAGACGTCTACCTGATGGAAGAGTGCAGACAGTAAACAAAGACACAGGAGTAGTACTCGATGAAGTATTAAGAATAACGATTCATCCTACGCTAGCTAATCTTAAAGAAACAAACCCTGAAAAATACACAGAACAAGTGGCTAAATTAGGCGAAACCGCAGGTAAAATAATTAACGAAGCTGCTAATAATCAACCTATTTATGAGCTTTCTAAAAATATATTTAAAATGGCTGCAGAAACAGAAACTGGGCAAGATGTACTAAATAGCGATTTTGTAAAGAACTTTTCTGGTATTGCTACACAGGCAGGTGGTGAGTTAGTTCAAGCTGCAAACGGAATGTTAGTATTTGCAGGTATAAATCCTGAGTCTACTCCTGCAGGTAAATGGGCTAGAGATACTATAAACCTTGGTGGAGATATGAAAACCGAGGAATGGCAAGCAGCATCTAAAGAAATGTTTGGCAATATAGAGGCCGCAAAAGGGTTTAGAGATACTATATTCGCTGCATATGGAGAGTTTGAAAAAGCTCCAGAGATGTTCCTAGCTGAAATTATAGGTAAAGAAGTATTACAAGAATTACCTATACTAGTATTTAGTGGCGGTGCAGGCACTATTACAAAAGAATTTGCTAAAGAAATGGGAGAAGACTTAGCACAAAAAATGGCTACTAAAGCATCATTAAGCACGGCTTTTACATTAGATGCCGTAGAAGCAGGTGGTGGGTCAGCTGCTAATGCTTTCCAAGAAGCTTATAATGTAGCAATGCAATCAGGAATGAATGAAGAAGAAGCAGGTAATTTTGCTATTGAAGTAGCTCAAAAAGCAGGATTTACAGGCATAATGACTAGTTTTGCTACTAATAAAATAGGAGGAGGCGCATTTGAAAAAGCCGTGCTCCCAAGTGGTAAAACAAACAAGTCAGTGTCTGATATGTTTACTACTTTTACAAAAGTTACCGGTACAGAGGCTGCACAAGGTGGTATAGAAGAAAGTGCTGTTCAAGGTGTTATAGAACTAGCGTTGCACCCTCTTGATCCTAACCGTGATGTAAGCGGAAATATGGCCTCTTCTTTAACTTTTGGTATACTTGCAGGGGGTGGTACAGCTTCATCTTTATATGCTGGTAAGCAAATTTTAGATAATTCAGGTGATTATGTAACTAATGTGCTTACAAACCTTAATCCTGAAGTAAACAAAATTGTCAAAGGTTACGACGGCACACAAGAAGGTTTAGTAGCCGCAGAAACTCAATTAGGCGATTTAGGCCTTTCTGATAATATACTACAGACCAACGTGCTTAATGTTATGAGTCCAAGTGACTATCAAAGCAGTACAGATGTACTTAACGCGTTTAAAAATGTAGAGGGAGTCTATACTCCTGCAATAGGAGAACAAGATCAATTTATAGGTAAAACTCCTGATGCAGAATTTACCACTGCTTTTGATAATTATATAGATAAAGGCACTGTAGATAGACAAGAAATATTAGACGCAGCTGCGGCAGAGAATGTAACCCTTACAGAAGAGCAGATAAATCAGTACATAGGTCAAAAGAACGAAGTTGAGACTATTACTGGCGCAAAAATAGAGTTTGATCCTTTAGGCACTACAGCACCAGAAGCAACAGACTTTTTTAAAGCTATAGGATATGACCCAAGTGAATCAGAAATAACACAATTTACAGCTCCTATATCAGAGGCAGAACAACAAGAAGCTATCGGTAAATTTACTGATCCACTTATGACCGATAGAGGTGAGGTTGAAGCTTACTTTTCTGAAATAGGTTACACTCCTACAGAAGATAATATTACGCAATTTATAGGGCAAAAAGAAGAAATTAAACAAAAAATAGCCATTGGTGAGTTTGTTGACCCTAAAATGGTTGATGAAATAGAGGCATTTGAAGCCTTTAAAACAGCAGGGTTAGAAGGTGCAAGACCCGAAGATATACAAAGTCTGGTTGGGCAATATGACCAAAACTTGTTAGCAGGTAAAGTAGAAGAAGCTCTGCCTGGAGCTCGCTATAACGTACTTGATTATAATTTAGGAGAACAAACAAAAAAAGTAGATGCACTTAATGAATTACTAACAGATCAAACAGCTAAAACTGATGCGTTCAGTGCGTTATTAGGTACACCTGCAACTGATACAGATACAGCAACGGGTATGTATAAAACTATGGCTGATCAACAATTAGATTTTAATGAACAACTTAATCAACAAACGCAGACTATTCAAGATCTTAATGCACTAATAAATCAACAAGCTGCAGATGCAGCTGCACAGAAAGCCGCCGAAGACGAAGCTGCAAAGGTAGCAGCAGGCAAAAAAGCTCAACAACAACGACAAGTTCAAAGTGCGCAACAAATATTTAAAGCCTTACAACCGCAAGCTGTAGACGTAAAAGAAGTTCCTCTTGCTCAGATTGGTAATCCTTATGATTTTAAGAGTATATTTAGAGATGCGGGGCAGGAGGCTTTTTACCAAACACCATACAGAAAAGGTGGACAAGTAGACAACATTAATGATAGATTATTAAAGCTAATAGGAGATAACTGATGGCTGATAACTTTTGGGATACTATTACAGAATTAGGTAGTGGTGCTTATGATTACATAACAGATGTAGACTTTAGTGGTGGTGGATCGTCTGAAACAGGTTTACTTGAAGATATAGGTTCAGCGTTTACAGATAGTGAAGGTAATATTAGTGGTGACAAGGTTGCAGCCTTAATAGGTGGTATTGGCAGTCTTGCGGCTAGTTCAGGTATGTTAGGTAAAGATAACATATTAACAAGCATACTCGGTGGTGGTAGCCCTCAAATGGTTGGGTATCAAGGTAAAATACCAGATTATACTGCCTCACGTACACGAGTTCCTGGGACATATGATCCGAATCGTAGACCAGGTAGTGGTGGGCAAAGATATTTTACAGATGTAGGTTTTAATGCAGATACTAGTGGACAAGCAGCAGGGTTGCAGGCAGCTAATTTAGCGAACTTAGCACAGCAAAATAGAGCAGGACGGAGCTTACCAGCAGTGCGAGCCGAGGCAGCAAAAGCAGCTGAAATGGCAGCAAATGCAAACAATACTCAAACACTTGCCGCAGGAGGTATTGCAGGGTTAAACATGGGCGGAAGTCCAAAAATGGCTCAGATGATGGCACAACCCAGATATCTTAGTGGTCCTATGGATGGCATGGCAGATACAATACCTGCAAGTATAGATGGTAAAGATCCTGCAGCGCTAAGTGGTGGTGAATTTGTTATACCTGCAGATATAGTCAGTGGGTTAGGTAATGGCAATTCTGATGCAGGGGCTAAAAATTTATACGCAATGATGGATAAGGTAAGACAAGCTAGGACAGGTATGAAGAAGCAGCCTCCTGCTATTAATCCTAATAAAATGCTTCCAATAGGGAGGGCCTAATCATGTCAGAGGGCACCACAGAACAACCATTAAGCACAACTAACACTGGAGATACCACAGGTAAGCAGATAGGTACAGAGTCGGCTCTTTCTAACTATGTTGGGCCTTATGTTACCGAAATGCTTGGCACAGGTAAAGCTTTAGCAGATTTACCTTATGAGACGTATACAGGTCCTTTAACAGCAGGGGAATCTGATCTTCAAACTAAAGCATTTACAGGATTAGCAGGTTTAACAGTGCCTACAGATGAGATGGGTACATATAATCCGGCAAGTTTTAATGTAGAAGGTACTGCTGATAAGTATATGAACCCCTACTTAACCGCTGCTTTACAACCACAAATTGATGAGGCTAAGAGACAGGCAGAAATAAAACGTATACAGGATGCAGGTAGACTAACCAAAGCAGGTGCATATGGTGGTTCTCGTCAGGCTGTTATGGAAGCAGAAGGCAATCGTGCATTACTAGATAGGGTAGCTAGTATTACGGGAACGGGTTACAGAGATGCTTATGATAAAGCTGTAAATCAATTTAATGTAGAGCAAAACAGAGAAGCAACGGCACAGGATGCTATTAACCAGTATGGGTTAGGTACACTTCTTAAAATGGCTGATGTGGGTGCAATCGATCGTGGTATTGAGTCTGAAGGTATTGCAGAAGATAGAGCACAATTTGAGGAAGAGAGAGATTATCCGTATAAAGCCATACAGTTTATGCAGTCTTTATTACAAGGTTTACCTCTTGCTACACAATCGTATCAGTATCAACAACCATCTGACTTAACAAATCTCCTTAACACAGGAGGAGGATTTATGGAATTTTACAATACATTATTTCCAGATTCAGACGTAAGTGATTTACTTGATATATTCAATACAGATTCAACTGATTTAGACACGGACGTAGAAAGTATTTCAGGAGATGTAAACGAAGTGTTGAATACTGATATAGCAACATAAGGAATAGAACATGGCATTAGGATTAGAAAGCAATATAGCAGAAACAGCAAAAGCGTTCCAAGGCAATCCTCAAGCGTTGCAACAAAGATACACGCAAAAACAAGATTTGTTTGACCTTCTTGCGTTAAATATGATTAAGAAAAATCAAGACGCAGCAAAAAGAAGTTTAATGTTGTCACAGCAAAAAATGCCTGGGACTGTTCTAGAGCAAGTAGAAGGTGCAGTTACAAAAAATGCGGCAGAAAAAGTTAAAGGTGTAGCAGGCGCATTAGCTACAAAAAATGCACAGACACAGCAGAAAATGCAGAAAATGGCAGGGGTATCTGGAGCATCTGCACCTAACATGGCAAAAATGGCAGGTGGTGGCATTGTTGGGTTTGCTGCGGGTAAAGAAGTAGAAGGTAGTGGCGGTATATTAGACGATGCTTGGTACATGATAAAGTCTTTAGCTACAGGATTAAAAAAGAAAGACTTAGAGGCTATACAAGAAAAAGAAGGTGATTCCTACCTTATGAGTTATGCGAAAAAAGTAGCTCAAACTGGTAACGCGTTACTTCCTGCAAATATTCTTAAAACTATAGGTTTAGATAAATCAAAAGAAGAGTTAAATGCGTTAATAAAAAAAGCTTCGGAATCTCCCCCTGCGTTTGGCTCAGAGTTTCATACAAAACCAAGATTTAGCACAGGTAAAGATGGAAGTGGTATAGACGAAAAGCTCCTAGAAGAGCAGAAAAGGATGCAACAAGGACAGTTAAGCGGGTTAACAAGTTTACAAAAATCAGATGTAAAACCAGAAGTAGAAGATAAAAAACCTGTAGTTCCAGGTGCAGGTGTAGATAGTTTTAGTGCAGATAAGAGTGGTGGTGTAACTGCTGCGCCAGCGTTTGATGCAAGTAAATTTGCGGCAGATGGTGCTTTTAATCAAAAAGTAAAGGGTGGTATTAAAGACTTACTCGATTCTGATCCACAAAAAGCTGTAGATTTTGCAGCACGTACTCCAGCAGAACAAGCTATGATTGAGAAATTGTTTAAAGAACGTTCTGATATGCGTGACAATAGGTTGAACCCTGACAAGCTATCCAGTGATAGATTATCACAAATGTTATTAGGAGCTAAAGGAGCTACAGCAGGTGAAGCGTTTAGAACAGCAGGTCTTGCAGGTATAAATGCAGATAGGAACGTAGAAAATATAAGGCGTTCTGAATTTGATGCTTTAAACAAGTTGTTTATGACAGAGGCAGATAAAAGTCAAAACATAAAACAAAAAGCATTTGAAGGCTCCCAAGCTGATAAAAAACAAGGTGTAGCATCAGGCACATCACTAACAACTAGTGAGAAGAACGCAGCTTTAGAGGCTGATAAACTTGTAGCTACAATATCTAATAATGCCGTACAATCATCATTAAAGAAAGATTTAAACGATATACAAAAACAACGTAATAGCATATTACAATCTGGAAATGTTATAACAGGTAACACTAAAATGGTTCAGCTTTACGAAAATGCCGAAGCTACTACAATTAAAACACTAACAGCCGCTGCAACAAAAGCTAAAGGATCTAATCTTGGGTCAGATAAAGCTGAAAAAGATAAAGCAATAGATGCAAAATTAGCGGCGGATATTAAAAAGTTAAGAGAAACTATAAAATTAAAAGCAGCACCATTTAGAGATGCGTTAAAACAAGCAACAACTAACGCAAGTCATAAAACTGGTGGGATGACAGAAATAGAAAA